CTTCGAACGCAACCTACGTCTGCTTCCAGTCTCGGGATTGGTCCCAAGATCCGCTCCACGTGTGCAAACATGTGGGCGGCGGAGCGGGCATAGCCCTTCTCAAGGAAGGCATTAGCCGTTTCCACCCAGGAAATCAGTTCGGTAGCGTCCCGTCGGCGCCTCGGATGCAGTGTCCGAAGGTATGTCGGGGTTACCTCCACACCTTTGAACGCATCTGTCCCGCACGACTCGCGGAAGTTACCTTCGACGAACGTTTTGGAACTATTTACTTTACAGTGGTTCCTCTGCAAGTAATCGAGCACCGCTTCCGCTTCGTCTGTGGGCACGATGATGTCATCACCGTAAACACAAACGTCACGAGACACCTCTCGGACGGCATCCCGTGTGTAAGGAAGGTTATGCTTAACCAGTATAGCCGCTACACAGAGGGTGTAGAAAACCATGGCTTCTACCGGGAAGCACAGAGCTGATCCCATTGACGCGAACTTCTCTAACGGTCCAATTACGGTACCATCAGGAAGCTCGGCTTTCGTCGTACGGCACGCTTGGATCAACGTGTCGGCAACCGGATGAGCTTTAAAGATCTCACGAACGTACATGTTCAGAACGCGATCACTCGCGTCTGACAGGTCGATCGTGGCACTCATGCGATTGGCGGACGACGCTATCGCCAGCATCTGATTCTTGCTCTGGTCCCGGAAATTAATCCGGCCAGAAGTAAGGTCAAAGGTCTCGAGACGGCGGTAAAGCCATCTCTTAACAGCCTGCTGCACATATTGCATGTGAGCAGGTTCTATAGCGATAACGCGGGGGGCCTTTAAAGTCTTCGGGACGAGAACTACCCTGACGGGTGTTTCCGTCTCGCTGGACTGAAACGTGACCTCCTGTAACCTATACTCTTCCGAGTCACGATCAGTACGCGGTAAAGCGTCCTGATCGGTAGCTCCAAACTCGGACGCAAACCCCAGAGGGTAAGCGAACCCGACGAAAGGAGTAATAGATTCCAGGCGCTCAGACCAGAATCGCCAAGCATACTTCTGGTTACCCAGAATACGTTCGGCGACAGCGCCGGGTCCGTGCTGAGGTAATAGCATGTCAGGCAGTAAATCGCCCAACATACTATCCCAAAGCACGCGCGAAGTACGCTGGAAGTTAATCCAGTCCCTAGGCTGAGGCGCAAAGTCTTTATTAGCGCGCTCAATCTCAACAAAGTTACGGACTGCTTTGCGCTCCCTCGCGGGTGTGCATTGCAGCGCCACTTTCTTGTAGAGCAGACAGATTTGTCTGACCGCCGACAAGAGAGCGGGGGTGTCCGGTTCTTCATCGCGATACCTCCCTGTCCCACGGTCGAAAATGCGACCGAGCATACCTTGTAGAAATGCAGGGATTGCTCCATGCATTCGGAACCTGACGTGGTCCCGAAAGTATGCAGGGTCAACATACCCAAGTTCAAGGCATCTCTCGACGCCTTTCGCGAACTCGGGGAGGGTGATCGTCAGAAACGACACACCTTCTTTTTCGACCCGTGACTTGATGGTCATCAAGTCACGTAAATCTGAGACGTCAGCGGAACACTTGGCACAGGCGTCGTTATAGACCGCCTGTACCAACTCCAGGTGATCACTTAACCCCATTTCTGGGGCTTCGTAGCTTTTCACCGCACCTCTCCTTTCAGGGGAGGAAATCGGGTCTAGCCACGCTCAC